TCAATTTCCGCCCCCTGGCATCCCAACGCCGGCCCGCTTGTCTCGGTAGTCCTCGAGCTTCTGGATTGCGTTCGCCGCCAGCACGCCGCGGCGGGCAAGATAAGCATCAATCACGCGCTGTGCCTTGTCCACGCTCCAAGTAAGCGCCTCGGCTATCTCTGGCGCAGTCGCGCCAGCCTCGGCTAGCAGCGTCGCGGCGGTGCCGCGGTTGTCGTGGAAATTCAGTTCGCCGGCGTTCACCCTGTCGGCGTCCTCGCGCCAATGCTCGTTGAAATAGCGCCGAGTGTATGCCTTGCCGGTGGGCGTCAGCACGACGAGAGCGCCGGTCCGGGTAAGCCCGTCCAGGTGCGCTTTTAGTTCGCGCGTGGCCGGTATCCACAGAAGTTTTTTCGTCTTGCTCGATCGAATTTGGACCCTCTCGCCATCGTAGCGCGTCCAAGGGAATTTGCGGACGTCGGCGGCGCGCATGGCGGTGTTTCGCACAAGGATCATTGCCGTCGCCATCGCAGCGCGCGCGGTCCTGATGAATTGCTGTTGCAGCTCTTCCGGCCAAACCTTGTCCGCGCGGTCGCTCTTGTACAGCCGCTCAAACGACGGGATCGGGTGATATTTGATCCGCCGTTTTTCTTTCGCGAAGCTGAGGACGCGACATAGCGCCGACATGAGATTGTCGGCGGAGCGGTGCGAGGTCTTGCCAAGCTCCTGATGCCACGCCAGCGCGTCGGCGGCGAAGGCGTCGGCGTCATCCTGGTTGTTAAAGGTGTCCTCGGGGACGGTCCCCCATTTGGTTTCTATCCGCTTCAACTTCCACGGATATTGCAGGCGGCTTTCCTCGCTCAGTGAGTTGAACGTTTCCGACGTGTCGAAAAACCGGATCAGGTCCGTTAGCGTCTTTTTGCCGGCTCGCCGCTTCTTCTTCTCGGCGTCGGCGTAGCTCTCGGCGAGCCGGTCCGGATCCAGCGGCAGGCCGGTGGCGCGGTGATACAGGTAGATGCGGACTGACCCGTCCGCCATCTTCTTCGCGGTGCGCTTGATGCCGCGGAGTTTAAGCGGCTTCCGTCTTAGACGCATTGTCAGCTTTCCAACGCTGGTACGGGCTCAGTTCCTCGGCCGGCGATCGTGTCACAATGCCCGACGCGGCGTCTAGGGCAAGGTCCAGCGCCTTGCGGTCGTAAATGTTGGTCCCGGGGATCGGATTGACGTCGACAATCCCCTGTCGGCGCCACCGGTCGAACGCCGCGAGCGTGGCGCAGCCGCAATAGTCGGCGGCTTCCTGCTTTGATAGGCCGCGCTTCGTCAAATCAATCGCTCCTTCTGCTCGGCAGTTTCGTAGTCGGCGCGGATCGCCTCGAAAATTGCAATCTGTTCGTCGGCCTGGCGCTTCGTCATGCGGCCTTACTCGATCCAGCGCGGATAGACGCGGCGGCGGTAGGAAAGCTCGCGGTCGACGGCCTTCCGTTTTTGCTCGGCGGTGAATGTCACCGTAGCGGGTAGCTGTCCGGCCATTCCGGAATTCTCCTAAGTCTCGGCCGCGGCGGCTCGGGATCGTCTCCAAAACACGCGCGCTTGATGTTGCAGATTGAGCAAGCCGCGTAACATTGCGGTCCGGTGGTCGGTCGATCGCCTTTCCGGGCGCAGTCGTTGCAAACGGGAGGCGTCAAAATCCCCTCCATTTGTTGACCGGTGCGGACGCCTTCCGCTGCTCGGGCGCCTTCGCAAAGCCGCGGCTCGCGATCTTCGCGCGCCTGGTCGGTTGCAGGCCGTAGGTTTTTTTCATCACGCGATCGGCCTTTCGCATGCGCGGATTGTCCTCGGTGTGCGTCTTGACGTCGGCGCAGTTCTGGCAATGGACCTTGCAATTCCCCAAGGTCGGCTCTCCACCTAAGCCGTCCGCCTGGTCGTGTTCGTATATGATGCCGGTCCGCGGGCTGAGTTGAACGCCGCACCCTTCGCACTGTGGAACGCCAGGGACGTTCTCGACGCCTTCAACGTTGCATTCCTGGCAGCACCGCGCGAAAGCCTTCTTTCGGACGCTCTGCGGAAACTCGGTTCGCTTCTCTCCGCGAAGGCTCATCCCGCGCGCCTCTCAAGCTCTCGTAGGGCAACTTCCTTCGGGTCGCTCCAAACCACGTTGTTTTCGCAGCCCCACGCGAACATGAATTCGATCAGATCGTTCATTTCCTCGGTTGAGAGGTCGCTGCTGGATTGTCCCCATGGGATGAACGTCGAGCCGTCCAGCGAGGGCAGGAACGCCACTTCTCGGCCGCAGGCGTGCATGAACAGCACTTTCCATTGGTCGGTCGTGTATTTGCGGCCGGCGTGCTTCTTCTGGGTCGCGATGTCCGTCAGCATCGCCCACATGCGCGAATTCTGTTCAATGGTTCGCTGCGGGCCCTTGAACTCGACGCGCGTTCCGCGCGGCGCTTTCTCGATCCAGAAGCGGGCGCGGGTCTTTTCTTCGTTGTTGTTAAGGGTGATGACGGCGCGGCCGGTCATTGCCATATGCCTTCTGTCAGCATGTCCAGCCGCGTTGTGGCGCTGTCGTTCCAAATGGGCGCATCGAGCGATTGCCGGTAACGATCCTGGCTGTAGAGGCGGCTGACGTGCCGTCGGGCAGTGGCGGCGATCTCGTTGAACGTGATACGGCGCTCTAGAACATCCATCACCGTCAGGCTGATTGCTTCCTGCCGGATGTCGTAGGGTACGCGCTCGCTTACCGCGGCTTGGGCTGCGGCGAGTGTCGCGTCAGGAGTGCCCGCGAGGATCCCGGTCAGGTTCGGCGCTCGGATGATGCGTGTTTGGGCGACGCGCACTATCCTAGTTTGCTCGATGATCCGCTCGAATTCCGGGTTCAGGGCGCGATACTTCTGAAATACAGGCCAGCGACGCACCGTGTGCTTAACCACCTTGGAGAGTGGCAGCCCCTTGCGAAGTAGTGTTTCGGCGTTGGCAAACGCCTCCGGGCGGATCACTCCGCCAGCGCGCGAGTGCATTTCGGTGCAAAGTCGGCAGCGCCGCCACTTCCAGCCATTTTTCTGGATTTGGATATGGCCGTGAACCGCCAAATCATGACCGTGCTTGCAGTGGGTCTTTTGGCGGTTGTGCGCACCCCGGCCCGCGGCAAGACGAGCTTGCGCGTTGATGGGGGCGAGTTCCGCGACGCGCTTTGCAAACTCCGGATTTAGTTCACCGTGCTTTTTGACGCGCTCGCGGGCGGCGATGTAATGCGGACCGCGAGCGTTCGTCAGTTGCGCGTGCGACTTTCCGGCCTCCATCTGCTTAATGAACTCGGCGGCCATATCCGGCGGGAGGCCCGGCGGCTTGCCGACCCATTTGGCCCAGGCGGCGCGGTGCCGTTCACTGATGCTGTTCATGCCGCCACCGCCTCGCCGCGGCGCCGGATCTGCGTCACAACGTCGACGAGCTCGGCGTTGAACTTGTCGACTTCGGTAGCGATTTTCTGAATGTAAGGCTCGTCACGGAAGGTCCGCTTCACGAAAAGCGGCATGCCCGGGTAGTAAACCGCGATATCCCACCATTGCCGTTTGCTGATCCAAAGCGTTCCCTGGACCTGGGCCTTATGCTCAGGCGGGAATTCGTCCTTTAGGATGAGCTCCGCCAGCAAGTGCGGAAGCTTGGTTTTGATTTCGGCGCCGCCGTCCTGGCCGATGAGGCTATCGGGGCTCGCGCCGGCGCGGCCGCTCTTGATGAAACCCACGCGCTCGAGCTGCGCGCCGGTCTGGAAGGCGTAGAGGTCGCGGGCCTCGCCCTCCATCTTGTGGCCGCGCTCGGTGTGCTCGTTGGAAAAGCTCTCCATCGGCTCGCCGGTGATGATCTCGCCGGCAAGCTTCATCATGTAGGTTCGGCGGGTCTTGCCTTCGCCCTTCGCCATTACGGTTGCGAATTGAGAGGCGGTCGGGATACCCATGCGGGCGGCGAACCATTCGGGGGAATTTTGGTCGCAGTTGATGATTTCCACAGAGATTTTTCCTTAGTAGGTGATTGAAACGTGCGGGACGTCGCCGGACGCAATGGCGTCAATGATGCGGTCGACGATGTGCGGAGCGATCATTTCGCAGGTGAGCGCGGCGCGAATTTCGGTGTGAACCTTCGCGCGGCGCCGGACGCTCGCCGCGCGCTTCTCGGCCGCGGCCTTCTCGGCGGCGAGAATGGCGGCGACGCGGGCGGCTTCCTCTTCCTGCCGGCGGCGCTCGGCCTCGATCGCCGCGGCCTTCTCCCGCTCGGCCTTCTGGCGTTCCTGCTCGATCGCGCGGGCAACGGCCGCTTCTTGGTCGCGGGCGGCCTGTTCCTGGCGCTGGCGCTCGCGCTCGGCGGCCTGTGCGGCTTGCTCGGCCTCTCGGGCGGCGCGCTGCTCGGCCTCTTGGCGGGCCTGCTCTGCGGCCGCGGCGAGGCGGTCGGCTTCTTCGCGCTCCGCCTTCAACCGGCGCAGCTCGGCGAGCTCGGCGGCGTCTGCGTCGCGCTGGATCGTCTCGGCAAGCATTCTTTCAAGCACCGGAACGACGTCGGCGGCGGCCGCGTCGGCGCGCTCGCGGAATTCCTGCCAGTCGTGATCCGCCAGAACGTCGCGAACGGATTGAATTCTGTTCCCGATTTGCTCGGCGGTCGGCGTTGCCTCGCAGCGCGCGGCCGTCACGATAAACACAAGCGCCCTTTCAGCACCTTCGACGCGCGCGGCCTCGGCGTCCTCCCATGCGGTAAGCGGGCCGCGAACCTCTTCCTTGAGGGCGTCCAGGCGGTCGCGGGCAAGCTTGCGGTCGGCGTCGACGGCTCCGGCCTTCTTCTTGATGTCGGCGACCAGCTCTTTGCCCATATCGTCAAGGGCGGTTTTCGAGCGCGCGACCTTGTAGGCGAGTGACTTCACTGCGTCGCGGCCTTCCGGGGTCGAAATATCCCGGTCGATCGCTCGAACCTCGGCCTCAAGCTTGGAAATGATGCCTTCCATCCCGCCGGGCGCGAAAACGGTGGCGGGCGTCAGGGTGGCGACGTCGATTGAAACAAGTGCGTTCATTGCTCAAGCCTTTTTGAAGTTTGCAATTGCATTGACGCAGGCGGCATAGCGGCCGGCGGGAATGCTCTCGATGCGCGGCACCTTCGCCCATTGCAGGAAGGCGGTAACGGAGGCGCCTTTTTCCTCGAGCGCCTCGCGGATGAAGTCGACCTGTTTCTGAGTGATCGAACCGGGCGGCGGCGTGTAAGTCTCGGGCTCGGCTTCCTGCTCGCTGCCCCGTCCGTCGTCGTCTTGCGCGGCGGCGAGGCCAAGCGCAGCCTTCAAGGTGTAGCGCTGCAAATAGGTGATGGTGGATCCCACCTGTTGAATTGCGTTTTTCTTGCCGCTGTCGTCGCGGCCGGCGGTCAAGGTGGTTTCCTCAAAATGCCCGTCGCGGTGCGAAAGGACGCACGTCACCGAAACCGGGGCATTGAGCGGCGAGGCAACGCGGAAGCGGTAGGACAGTCCGACGTCCGACAAGATCGGGTCGACGGTGCGCGCGATTTCCGCCATGTCCTCATGGCTGTACTCGGTCCGGTCGCCGCCGCTCTTGTGATCGAAGCCGACGCGGCGGTTTTTCCGGATAACCGGGATCCTGGCCTTTGCATCGGCCATAGCGTTGTCAAACGCCTTGCGCGCGGCCATGCCTTCCAGCTCTTTGAAGAGCGCGACGGCCTCGCGGTACATTTCGACGTTGCCGCTTTTCAGCGCGTTTTGAACGATGTCGATGGGCGAGGCGGCGGCAACGGGTCGGTTGCGGCGCGGCTCGGGTGTCATTTCAACGACGGCAGACATTAGGCGGGCTCCTGTTCCTGGCTGGCGTGGGCGGCGCGGTCGGCCTCAATGGCGAGGTCGATCCGGGAGAGGGTGAGCACGACCAGGCCGCGCGCTTCCGCGAGGATCGCGGTTGAATGCGGGAAAGGCCGCTCCTTCGGGTAGGCGAGGGCGAACGCTAATCCGTCCGCGTCGTGCGCCAGCCAATCGGCGTACATTTCGACGCGGCGCGCGCGGGCTTCCTGACTCGCGGCTTCGCGCAATTGCTGATCTACGGCGTTCATCGGCGGTTCTTCCTCTTCTTGGTGCGGGGCTGGATCGTCTGCAGTTCGCCGCACAACACCGGGTAATCCGGCCCCCAAATGCGAAGTCGCTCCTTGGCGGCGCGCTCGCGGTCGACGTGTTCGATTTGCGCGGTGAGGCCGATCGGGCCAATCTCCCCGGCTTCCCACGGTCGAAGCCACGGCATCAGCACCCAATCGAACCGGGCATTTGCGACGGCGGCGCGCGCGGATGGCGGCAAGCGGTCGAAATAGTCCATCGTCCGCCTTTCGACGGCGCCGCCGGTGACGGAATTCGCGTTCATGCGCGCGCGTCCTCGATAACCGCCACCAGGTCGTCAATTGCTTCCTGCTCGGTGCGGCCGAAGCCTTGCAGCATGTGCCCATTGTCGCTGGGCTCGTCGCTGTCGCGGTGCGCGCTCCAATCGAATTCCGGGGCGGGGCCCGGCACGCGGAAATAGCTCGTCACGATCTTGTCGCCGGCGATCTTCTCGGCCTTGGCGTGGTGCAGCCGATCGCAGCCGGCGCCGTCGCAGTCCTCGCAGCGGCCGGCGTCAATCTCAAAATCGGGATCGTCATGTTGCGGGACGTGACGGAAAAGCCGGCCGTCGATACACCGGACGTTGAAACGAAAATGCTTCATCGCCTTTACTCCGCGGCCTGTGCCATCGCGCCGGCCACGGCGAGTTCTTCCCAGCGATATTGCAGGGCCTCGGAGACTTCGCCGGCTTTCATCAGTTCGCGAACTGTCTCCGCGCAAAGCTCAGAAGCTGCGACGGTGGTTTCGGCGAATTCCTTCAACGCGGCTTCGCGCTCGCGCGCCCAACGGGGGACGCCGCGGTAAGCAGCGGCAACCTCCATGCGGGCGTTATAGCGGGCGGTCTGTGGCTTGGTGGCGTAGGCGAACCAGGTCCCGGCTTCGTGGTCAGCGCAAGCCTGCTTGGCGCGTTGCTCGCTGAAATCGTCGGGAGCGTAGTACGGGTTTGCGGCGTAGTAGGACATTAGCGGGCTCTCCGTCTTGCGATACGAAGAGTGTAGCGATAATCGCTACGTTGTAAAGAGATCGTAGCGAAAAAAGCTACGAGTATTTTGCGGCCGTGCTAAACCCTCCTGTCGGCATGGTGCCGGGGAGGGCTTTAGAAGGTGGCGGCGGTAACCAAATCTAACCACTTTCTTGAGATTCTATGGCTACTTAAGAGGTTGGCATGGCCGAAACATCGATTGAGTGGACCGACGCGACCTGGAACCCTGTGGCCGGATGCACGGTGCTGACTGCGGGTTGCACCAACTGCTACGCGATGAGAATGGCGGCCAGGCTTGAATCTATGGGTGCGGCAAAATATCGGGGCCTCACTCGAAAGAGCGGAAAGCGCGCTGTTTGGACAGGCAAAATCCGTCTCGATGAAAAATCGCTCGAGGTACCGAAGTCGTGGTCAAAACCACGCAAGGTCTTTGTGAACTCGATGTCTGATCTGTTTCATGAGGGCGTTCCGGTCGAGTTTATCGCGAAGGTTTGGGAGGTGATGAAGAATACGCCGCGCCATACCTATCAGATTCTCACGAAGCGGCCGGAGCGGATGGCCGATGTCTTATCAGCATCGCCCTTCGATATCTTGCCGAATGTCTGGCTCGGGACCAGTGTGGAGGACGGCCGCGTTTTGGATCGGATCGATGCACTTCGCCACGTGCCAGCTGCAATCAGGTTTGTTTCACTCGAACCTCTGATTGGATCGGTTGCTGCTGGAGATCTCAACGGCATCCACTGGGCGATTGTCGGAGGTGAAAGCGGACCTCGAGCTCGAGAGATGAATCCACTGTGGGTGGACGAGATTGAAGCGATGTGCCGCCGCTACGGTACTGCGTTCTTCTTCAAGCAGTGGGGTGGAAAGAACAAGAAAGCAACTGGCCGCTTACTTCACGGGCGCACTTTTGACGAGATGCCCGCTTTCAGAATATGACCAGCGATTCGTTTTGCCAGGCCGATTGCTGCGGGCTTCGGATTTGAGATGGCGAAAAAAAGCGCGAACTGCGGAATCCCACGATCATCATTTAGCCGAAGCGGCGGAAGCACCGCTGGGAAGAGGTCGGCCAGTCGATCCGCAAAATAGCGCTCCATATCATCTACCTCTGCGGTGCGGGCTAAGCGCTCATCTACGTCTCCAAACATATCCGTTCGGCGGCTCATCTGATACCAGTCTTTCTCCCAATCTGGAGTACCGATCATCCTCGTCAGAGCCGCTCTCTTTGAGAAGTCCAGATCCTCAGCGTCGCGAGTGGCTTGTCGAAAGAGGCCGGACAAAGAAACTAAATACCAAACGTCGATCGCCTGTGTTTCTCGGATAGCTTCTAGCGTTTGCCACTCCACGGTCATGCCGTAGGGATCGAGAAACATCACTGCCCTGATTCGTGCCCATGTGTTCTGATTTCGCAGCATCGACAGAATCGCTGTGTTGGCATCGCCAGGTATGACCTCAATATTTCGATTGGGATGGCTCGATTTCAGACTGTTCAGCGCAGCGACGTGCTTAGGTCGCTTCTCCATAAATACAAGCCGGTCAAATTTTGGCTCCACCTCTATCGCGATTCTTGCCGAGCCGCGCTGCCGTTCAATTCTCGCATCGGCGCCGGGCCCGAACATGTCGGCGGCCTGGCTTGGGATTATAACGGTGCGTTCGCCCGTACCAGCAAAAGCATCGACGTACCAAAGATGCTCGAATTGGGGGCGCAGAGCAATTGTGAACTGTCGGAGATAGTTACCAACGACCGAAAGTTTGAGATCGGTTGAGACGCCTCCGAACTCATGGTCGGAAGCGGCTGTCACAGATCCAATACCGTTCTCTTGACCCGGCCGATCACGTCGAAGGCCCGCTTTCGGCGGATAAAAATCGGCTTGTGGCTGGGGTTCGTGGAAAAAGGCGCCAGATAAGCCGGATCGCCGTCCTGCCACATCTTGTAAGTCGTTTCGCCGTCGACCGAGAAAATGTAACAGCGGCCGCTGCGAAGCTCTCGATCAGCTTTGTTGATCAGAAGCGTAGAGCCTGGCGGCGACACCCGGTCCATCGAATCGGCGTCCTGCTCGACCTTTAGCGCGAACCAGTCGCCCCGGCCGAGGTCGGCGAAGGCCAGTAGCGGTACATCCTCCATGGGGATTTGGGAGGAGGGCGCTTTGAGCTTGCCGGCCGTCACCGTATCCAAAAGCGGAATTTGAAGCACCTTTGGCATTCGCTCTGCCTGGGGAGTATTCCTCAACGCGGCCGGAGCTGGAAAGCTCGTGATCTCTTCGATGGCAAAAAGCTCGTCGGCTGACACTTTGCGTTTGCCAAGAACGATCTTGTTCACCTTCGACCTATCGAAGTCGACCCTGAGCCGATCCGACAGCCTCCGCGCTAGGTCGGATTGCGACATGCCGGCGTGCGACATCGCTTCCTCAACCCATTGAGCAATCGCGGGCTTTTTCAGTTTCGCTACAGCCATATCTCATTGTAGCGGAACCCGCTACGTCGCGTCTGTGACGATAATCGCTACATGCTCTTGCATTGCGTAGCGATTAACGCTACAATAGCAAGCATGAGCAAATTAGAGCCTGCTGAAACAATTATCTCAAGACTTGGTGGACCTGCAGTCGTCGCCAGCCTCGTAGCTGTGCATCGCACGCGCGTTTCGAATTGGAAAAGACCGAAGCAAAAGGGCGGCACAGGTGGGTTGATACCGCAACAGTACCATCGTCGCCTGTTGGATCATGCCGCCCAAAATTCCATTGAACTTTCGGCGGAAGATTTCTTGCCGGCGCGGCAAGCCGAGCGGGCAGCATGATCCGTATGTCTGATTTTTCGCCGACGTTCGGAAACGTTTCATTGCCGTTTCCATGCGCCGCGCGCTCGCGCTTCGAACGCGGCAAGGTCGCGCAAACGCTGCTCGACATAGTGACGCTGCTGTTCCTCGCGCTGCTCGTCGTTGCGCTCGCTGGCTCTGTCGGCTGGTCGTTCTTCATTCTTGGTTTTCTCGCCTTGCAATAGGCGCGCGGTGATCTGCGCGAGTGACTGAAAAGGAAAGGGTTCGTTCTCGTTTTCTGCGTCCTTCATGCGCTCAGTTGAGCGCGTGAGGTTTCCAAGAATTGGAAAAAGTTTTCCGGAGTAACCGTCATGCGTAACGAAATTGCAGTTGTGGCCGGCCCGAAAGAGTGGGGCGACACAAGAGGGAGTTGGTTGGCGCGTGTGCCGGGTGCGGTCCGGCGTGCGCTCGGCACGAAGAGGGAAACGGTCTCACACCGCGCGGTGCGTGGCCTCTGGTACGGCGAAATAACTGATCTGGATCATCACGCTGCGCGCGATGTCCGGAGGGCGGCGGAAATCATCAAGGCCCGGAAAGAGGCCGCGAAGCTGGCGACAACTTTTCAAACTGTAGCGGAGAAAATGCGTGCGGCGCATCACACGGACTTTAGCTCGGATATTGCTCGGCTTGAGCGCGTTGCTCGCCTCCTGGGCGGTGGCGATAGAGCCTGAATTCATTGCGGCGGAGGCACCATGAACGCAGCCGCCGCAAGACAGCCAACCGAAACAGAATTGAAGGCGCATCGGCGCCGCGCGGCCTTCCGGCAGTCGATCGCCGAAAAGGCCGCAGCTCTCAACGAGAAAATGGAAGCGGCGCCGAAGGCCGTTGCCGCGCAAGTCGACCCACCGGTGGCGGAAGTGTTGTCGCCGGATTTCCCGCCGCTACAGCTCTCGCCGATGAAAAAGCCCTGGTTCAAGATCGAGGGCGTTACGGCGCCGGCGCCGCTGCGCGTGTCCCAAATTCAGGAAGTTGTTTGCGCGGCCTACGGCGTCAACATGAACGACATGACGTCCGCGCGCCGGACGGCAAAGCTGGTCCTACCGCGACAAGTGGCCATGTATCTCGCCAAGGTGATGACAGGCCGCAGTCTGCCGGAAATCGGCCGGCGCTTCGGTGGCCGCGATCACACCACGGTGCTGCATGCGGTCCGCAAGATTGAGGCGATAGTAGACTTCAACGCGGACCCGGAGCTGTGCGAGCTCCTCAACGCTTTGCGAGCGGATATCGAGGCTCGCCGCGGTGAGTAATCGTCTCGCAATCCCGGAAGGTGAACGGCTCAACCTGTCTGACGCCTGGCTGCACGCGACCGCGGAAGCGATCCCGGAAGAGCTGTCGGCGATCGACCCGAACACGCCGCGCCGGATCTATCTCGACGCCGCTTGCGAGATCTTCGCGCTGGTGTCGCCGGAGGATTACGCCTGGGCGTCGCAATGGCGCTGGGGCTGGGTCTGGGACCGCACCAAAACCAAGCGATACGCGCGGCGGACGCCCCGCGGCGCCGGCGGCGCGCCGCGGACGATCTGGCTCCACAAGGAAGTCTTGAAGCGCTCGGGCAAGGTGCAGCCGTCCGAACTTCACACGATCGGCGATCACCAGGACGGCGAAAGCCTCAACGATCAACGCGGAAACCTGGAATGGGCCACGCGCTCCATGAACCGCAGGAACCGCAAGCGATGAGGCCGCGGCTAACCCAATCGCAGCGCGACGCGCTGAAATGGCTGTCGGAGCATAACGGCGATGGCGTGTTTGATCGCAACGGCGTCTTACTCGCCGCCGGCGAACTCGCCCCGTTCGTGCGGTCGACTTGGAACGCACTCGCCGCGCTCGGCCTGGTACAATTCTACAATCCGGCGGGCAAGGGCCGCGGCCGCTTGCGGCTTACCCAAGGGCCCGAGCCATGAGCGCGGCGCCTTCGCTCGAGCTGATGACGGCGCCGCCGTCTTACCCGGAAGGCGTGCCGGTCGAAGTCTGTCACAGCTTCGAAAAGCTAGCGCTCGAGGTCCGCGCCAACGGCTTCGCGCGCTACTCTGCGGACGCGATTCTGCACCGCGTGCGCTGGCATATGCACGTTGAGCGCGGAAACCGCGCCTTCAAGGCAAACAACAATTGGACGGCGCCGCTAGCGCGCTGGTTTCTAAAACTTCACCCAGAAGTCGCTGGCTTCTTTGAACTGCGCGAAAGGTTGGACGCATGACAACACTGCACCTTCCTGGGATCTATGCGCCCGGGCAAATGAAACAGGATCATTCCGACTTGGCGCGCGATGGCGTGATCCTCGCCTTGTGGAAGGAAAAGAAGGACACGCGCGACATAGCCTCCGCGCTGAACATGCGCGAATGCGACGTGGCGAACCGCCTGGCCTGGTTGCGGGACCGTCGCAATGGGTGAGGCTGAACCGGCATCCTATTGGGTGAACCTCTACCGGCCGCTGATGGGCGCTTGCGGCTCTGTGTACTCGTCGCGCGAACTTGCTGACCAAATGGCCGGGCGCGATCGGCTGGCGTGCGTAGAGGTCAAGGTAGGCGTCGGCCTGGGTGCGACGCTGTTCAACATGACAAGGGCGGCAGGGGAATGAACAATCCGTGGTTCCGCATGTATGCGGGCGTCATCAACGATCCGAAGGTGATGAAGCTGCCGGAAGCAACGCGCTGGCATTGGGTGGCGTGCCTTTGCGTGGCATCGGACCACGGCGGGAAGCTTCCGCCGGCGCCGGATCTGGCGTTTGCGCTCCGCATGTCGGAGCAACGCGCGGCGGTCCTGGTGACTGAACTGTACCGCGCCGGCTTGCTCGATAAGGTCGACGGCGGCTTTGCCCCTCACAATTGGAGCGGCCGGCAATACCAGTCGGATAGCTCGACTAAGCGCGTTCGCGATTTCCGCGAGCGAAAGAAACGAGAAGCCGGCGTTACCGGAAACGTTTCACCCGACGTTACCGTAACGCCCCCAGAGCAGAGCAGAACAGAAACAGAGCAGAGCAGAGCAGACGCGCCGCGCGCTGGTCAGATTGATTTGGTGGAAGAGGCGCTTCGCGCTGATCTGCGGGAAATCCTCGGTTCTCACGTAAACCTGACGCTCGCCGCCGAATGGCTCGGCAAGGGCTATGACCCTGGCATGATCCGCGAAGTGGTCCGCGATCTGCGGCGCCGCAAGCCAGACGTTGCGTCGCTCGCCTATTTCGAGGCCGCGCTTGCCGAACGCCATGCAAAGCGGGCCGAAACCCCCTCGGAGCGCGCCGGGTACGCCGCGGTGACGGATTTCGACAAGGTGATTTCGATGTTTGTCCGAACCGGCGTTTGGTCCCGCTACGCCGGGCCTGAGCCTGGAATGCTCGGTTGCCGGGCGCCGCTCGAGCTGTTGGCAAAGCATGGGATCGACGGCGCCACCGGCAACAAGATCCGCAAGGCGGGGTGAGGGGCAATGAAACACAAATCGCAAATCCGGTGGGCTGTCGTGGGTTATCGCGGCTACATCAACCACGGCTATATGGCCTTTACGCGCGGGCATGTGATCGAAAAGGTTCTGTCGGATCATGTTCGCTTGCGCGAAACGCCGGTTTGGTCCGGCCTGACGGATGCGCAATTCTGGCGAAAGCTCAAGCGGCGGCGCGGCTGGTCGGTCCGGCGCGTCAGTCTGAGGGTTGCTCGCTAAGTTGTCCCCACTGTTATCAACGTAAAGCAGTAAGACGCGTCGTCTTCGACGTTGGATAGATCGCGCAAATCAGGGCATTTAATCAGCGGGCGCCACGCTCGGTGAGACTAGACCCGGCGCCAAATGCAAACGGCGTCGGGTCATTTTTTAAGGCGGGGTTCGATGAGCATTCACGACTTGAAAACTCGAATGGCTGACGTCGCAGGGATTGAAACACTGACGATGGGCCTAGAAGCGGGCCGGATTGTCCTTCGCTGGGATGGCTACTCGGCCGCGGTCGACGCCTCGGCCTCTGATGCTGAATGCGAGGTCGCTGTTCGGAACGCGATCAAGCTGCCGCCCGTGTCCCTGATCCCTGAGAAGCCGGCTGCAATCCCTGTGGCGGCCAAAGCCAATGGAGCTGCCACCATGTCCACCAATCCCGCTAGTGCCGGCGCGTCCGTCAAGCAGATGATGGAAGAGCATACCCGCATGATGGGCGAAATCCAGCAAGCCCAACTCCGGATCCTGGAAGGGACGCTTGCCCGTCAACGGGAGACGGTCGCCGGCGCCGTTGGCAAGATCGCTCAACAGATCGAGGGGCAGACCGATGAATTCCTTTCGGCCCTCGGGCAGTTCTCGAACGATCTGGGGTAAGGCGCAAACCTATGGGTCGGCCGTCTGACTATTCCCCGGAACTCGTTGCCGTGATCTGCGCTCGAATGGCGGAAGGCGTCAGCCTGCGTTCGATCTGCCTGGCTGACGATATGCCGGACAAGGCGACGGTTTTCCGATGGCTGGCGGCCCACAAAGAGTTCCGCGACCAGTACGCGCGCGCGAGGGAAGCTCGGGCGGACGCTATGGCGGAAGAAATCCTTGAGATTTCAGACGATGATAGCGACGACGCGATTACCGATCCTGAAACCGGCGCGACGCGGATCAACGCCGAATTCGTCGCGCGCTCTCGGCTCAAGGTCGACACTCGGAAATGGCTGATGGCTCGCATGGCGCCCAAGGTCTACGGCGACAAGGTAACGCAAGAGCTGCAAGGGCCGGACGGTGGGGCGATCAAAACCATTTCCAAGATTGAGCTCGTCGCGGCGCCGTTCCCGGCCGGCATGGGGGAAGAGTGATGCCGGATCCGCTTCATGGCGTTGCCCTGGTTCGCATTTCGACGTCGCCGGCGGCGGTCGACGGTGAGTTTTACGCGGTCTTTGTCCGCGGTCGGATGCTGCCGGAGCAATTCACAGCCTGGCGGAATGCCTATCGCCGCTTCCGGTTCTACGAGGTCTTGGAGGCGGCCGTTCCTGCCGTCTCATTGAGGGGTGCGTGATGCTGCTTTGGCCGTGGCTGTTCTGGAATGCCGTGTTGGGCGGCTCAACGAAGGGAAACGACGATGCGAAGTGAAATCGCCTGTTTGACAATCGAGAAGATGCCGGAAGGCGGGTTCCTCGTGTTCGAGGGGCGAAGCGCAAGCGATCCGAACCGCTTTTGCGGGCCGCTGTTCGCCGCAACCGATATCGGCGAGGCGCTGAATTTCATCCGTGAGAAGCTGCTGGCCGGGTCCGGGCTCAACCAGGCAAGGGGCGCGGCGATCGGCGGCAATTTCGCCGGCGGCGTTGGGGCTTGTGTCGCCACGGTGGTCAAGGCTCCGCCCGGCCATATGACGTTCGCGACCCCTTCGGGGCCAATGACTGTTCCGGTGGCGTCGCCCTCGTCGGGCCCTCCGCGGCCATCCTCGCCGCCAAGTCATCGGCCGATCGGCTAGGCGGAAGGCGCTTCACTGAATTTCAACCGGGCGGGCAAACATGACTGAAATCGAAGCCGAGGCGTTGCGTAACAGAGTGGAAGAGTTGCAAGCGCTCCTTGGCGTCGGCAACGACGACGTTTCGCGGCTGCTGACGGTTCTCGATGCCACGCCGCAACAGTGCGAAATGGTCGGGTTCATGCTCCGCCGCTCGGTCGCGACCAGGACGGCGCTGCATACGGTGCTTTTCGGAGCTCGGCCGGACTGCGATCAACCGGAAATCAAGCTGATTGACGTCCAGATGGTCAAGGTTCGGAAGGCGCTCGAAAAGGTCGGCGTCCAGGTCCGGACCGAATGGGGCTCGGGCGGCTGGGCGATCCCGGCCGCGGACAAGGCGAGGCTGCGCCGGCTGATGGACGGCGAGCGCGAGGCGCCGGAGGTCGAGCGCGTCACGCTGCGCGAACGCCGCATGAGCTTCTTGGAGGGGGCATGAAGGTGAATTCACATTGGGTTTCGATCTGCCTGGCTGTTGCAGCGGGCGCGATCGGCGCGAGCGGCCATGATGGCTGGGGTTGGTGCCTCTTCTTGATCTTTCTCATTGAGTGCTGAAACGTTTCCGAAACGGGGGGTGTAACGATGCTGAATATTCACACTGTTGCCGCGGCGTGCGTGGCCGGCTCTGTCCTGGCGTTGCTCGCCGATAAACCGGCCTGGGCGGCGGTCTACGTCGTCGCCGGTGCGGCGATCGAGGCGCTAGCGGTCCTTCGCCGCTGATGTGGGAAATCTTCCTGGGGCTGTGCCTGCTGTTCGCGTGCGCGGCTCTTAACCGGATCGGCAACGAGCTGGAAGCCTGCGCGCGCCAGCTCGAGCGGATCGGCGACGATATCGAGGCAATGGAATGATTATCTCTCGCATAGCGGGCGCGACGCGCGTTCTCGGCAAATCGCAAGGCTTTCTCGGCCTGCCGCTGCGCGACGAAATCCGCGAAGTGAAGATTGGCGAGGACGTTGTTCGATGCCGCGCAATGGTGACGTCGTGGGAGCCGACGCCCGACGAGGTGGCGAAGATCGCCGCCGGCGCGCCGGTCTATCTGTGCGGGCTCGGCACCGACCATCCGCCGGTCATGCTTGACGTGGGCGAGGCGCCAGAATTGAGCGAATGACCGTCCCTCAACTCCTGCTTCCTCCTAAGCTCGTCCCGGTCTTTACCGGTGAGGCCATGTATCGCGGCGCCTATGGCGGCCGCGGCTCGGCCAAAACGCGCTCGTTCGCCAAAATGACGGCGGTGCGCGCGATGATGTGGGCGCTGGAAGGCCGCGAGGGGATTGTTCTCTGCGCTCGCGAGTTCATGAATTCGCTGGCCGATAGCTCGTTTGCGGAAGTGAAGGCGGCCATTGCCTCGGAAAAGTGGCTGGCGGATTTCTTCGACGTCGGCGAAACCTACATCCGGACCAAATGCCGGCGGATCTCCTACGTGTTCGCCGGCCTCCGGCATAACCTGGACAGCATCAAGTCCAAGGCGAAAATCCTGCTGCTGTGGGTCGATGAGGCCGAACCGGTGTCGGATCTCGCCTGGACGGTCACAATTCCGACCGTGCGCGAAGAGGGCGCCGAAATCTGGGTGACGTGGAACCCGATGCGCAAAAAGAGCGCGACGCATAAGCGTTTCCGCGAAACCCCGCCGGAAGGCTCGAAAATCATCCAACTGAATTGGACGGATAACCCGTTCTTTCCCAAGATCCTCAACACAACGCGGCTGGATGATCTGAAAAACCGGCCCGATGAATACGAATGGGTATGGGGCGGCGCCTTCCGAACGTTCGTCAAGGGCGCCTATTACTCCAAGGCGCTAATCGAGGCCAAGAAGCGGATTGATTTTGTCCCGCTGGATCCGCTGATGCAGGTCCGGGCCTATTTCGACATTGGCGGAACGGGCGCGCGCGCGGATGCCGTGGCGATCTGGGTTTGCCAGTTCGTCGGGCAGAAAATCAACGTCCTGGATTACTACGAGGCGCAAGGGCAGGAACTTTCGGTGCATCTGGCCTGGCTGCGCTCGCGTGGCTGGGGCAAAGCCTGGTGTGTGCTCCCGCATGACGGCGCGCACGGCGACAAGGTGTTTGCCACGTCATACGAAAGCGCGATCCGCGAAGCCGGCTTTGACGTGTTCGTTATCCCCAACCAGGGGCAGGGCGCGGCCTCGGCCCGCATTGAGACGGCTCGGCGCCTATTCCCTCGCGTGTTCTTCAACAAAGACACGACGGAAGAGGGCCGCGAAGCGCTCGGCTGGTATCACGAAAAGAAGTCGACGGATCCGGAGCGGGATATCGGGCTAGGGCCTAACCACGATTGGAGCTCGCATTGCGCGGACGCCTTCGGGCTGATGTGCATCCATTACGATCAACCGGACGGCGCTCCGCCTCCGCGGGACCGATACCGCGATCGGCGCAGCTCGAGCGGCGGCGGATCCTGGCAAAGCGCCTGACAAATCATTTCCGGGCCGGTGCTACGGGTTTTTGACCCGGTGGCACCGTGCCGCGGGCATGGGATATTCTGATGCTCAAAGACGCGGACAGCTATCAGGGCGGCGGCGAGGCCGGCGACGACGCGCGCGAGAAGCTGAACGACGCGGAAGCGCTCTTTACCAGGCTCAAATCGCAGGTAAAGGCCGATTACAACAGCAAGGGCCAAGTCAATTGGCGCCGCGAGGCCCGCGAAGATTTCGACTTTGAGGCCGGCGAACAGCTCAATGAGACTGACAAGTCGATCTTGATGGACGCAAAGCGTCCGATCGTCATCTTCAACCGCGTAGGAACGACGGTCGACAGCGTGGCTGGTCAGGAAGTTGGCAACCGGCAGGAAGTGCAGTTCTTGCCGCGCCGGCTAGGCGTCGTGAAGAAAAGCGAACTGCTGACGTCCGCCGCGAAGTGGTTTCGCCAGCAATGTGACGCGGAGGACGAAGAAAGCGACGCCTTTCGCGATCTGGTCGTGTGCGGCATGGGCTGGACGGAAACCCGGCTGGATTACGAGGACAACCCGGAAGGCGATCCGAAGATTGATCGAACCGACCCGCTCGAAATGACGTGGGATCGGAACGCGAAGAAGCGAAACCTGGTCGACGCGCGGCGCGTCGCGCATATCCGGCGCGATGTCCCGCTAGACGAGGCGAAAGCGCTGTGCCCGGGCGATCCGGACCGGCCCTTTGAAGATGCCGACTATAACGCTTCCTGGATCGGCGACGCTGGCGAGGGCGAAAACCCGCACCACAACGACGGCGAGAGCTACAACAAGGAAAACCGCGGCGAGGATGACGACGGCGACGACAAGTGCGTCACGCTGGTTCGTGTCCAGTGGTGGGAACGCGTTGCGGCCTATCTGGTCCTCGATCCGACCAATCCGGAAAACATTCTGAACCTCGGCCAAGACGAATTCCAGGATTTGAGCGAAAAGGCGAAGCTCGCCGGCGGCAAGCTGCGCTTCACCAAAACGACGCGCAAGATTTACCGCCAAGCCTACCTTGGGAACGTGCTGCTCGAAGTCGGCGACGCGCCTTGCAAGGGGCACTTCTCGTTCAAGTGCATGACCGGCAAGCGGGACCGCAACAAAAATACGTTCTTCGGCATCGTCCGCGCCATGAAAGACCCGGCTCGCTGGTCGAACAAGTGGATGTCGCAGACAATGCACATCATGAACACGACGGCGAAGGGTGGAATTGCCACCGAACGCGGTCAGTTCTTCGACAATGACGCGGACGGCGAAAAATCTTGGGCACATCAGGACCAAGTAACGATGCTCAAGCCGGGCGCGCTCTCTGGCGCCAACCCGAAATTCATCGCCAAGCCGGTTTCGCAGTTCCCGCAGGGCTCTTACGAGCTGATGCAGTACGCGAACCAGTCGCTTCGCGACGTCTCCGGCGTGAACGTCGAGATTTTGGGCATGCAGCAGTCGGGCAGCCAAGCCGCAAGCCTCGATCTCCAACGCAAGCAGTCCGCGCTGACCATCCTGCAACCGCTGTTCGATAGCCTCCGGCGCTACCGGAAGGAACAGGGCCGGTTGATGCTGCACATCATCGAATTCTACATTCCTGACGGAACGCTCGTGAAAATCGAGGGCCCGGAGGATGCGCAATTTGTGCCGCTGATCAAAAAGGACGCCTTCGACGGCAAGACGCAATATGACGTCATCGTCGACCAAAGCGCGACCTCGGCGAACCAAAAAGAGCTCACCTGGGCGATGCTGCAACAGATCCTGCCGGTTATCGGCAAGATGCTCCCGCCGGCAACCTGGCTCGCGCTGCTCAAGTATTCGCCGCTCCCGACGTCCGCGCAAAAGGACATTTCGGACAGCATTGCGAAATCGCAGGAACAGCCGGACCCGGAACAGGCCGCGCGCGACGCGGAATTGAAGCTGGAAAACGATAAGGCGCAAGCCAAGATCGCCAACGACAAGGCGCAGTCTGACGCGAAAATCAAGGCAATGCAGGCTGAGGCCGAAACAAGGGCGCAGATCGCGCGCGACGCTGCGCAACAGGATGCGCTCTTGAAGGCGCTGACGGCGCCGCCGGCGGTCGGGCCGAATGGTCAGCCGGTGCAGGGCGGGGGCGGCGGCGACGTCGCCGCGCTCATCATGGGCATGATGCAGGAAATGCGGCGCGACATGACGGCGCTCGCAAGCGCGCTCAACACTCCGAAAAAACTGATCCGTGATCCGCAAACCGGCGAAATCGTCGGGATTGCTCCTGTGGGGATGGGCTAAATGGCCGCTTTCAACAAGTTCAACGTCTTCATGGGGGACCTTGGCAGCAAGGTCCACAATCTGACGTCCGACGCGCTAAAGGTCATGCTGACCGACGTCGCGCCGGTCGCAACCAACACCATCAAGGCGAACATCACCGAAATTGCGGCCGGCAACGGCTATGCGGTGGGCGGTGGTGCGGCCGCGTTCACGTCCTGGACGCAAACCGGCGGCGTGTGGAAGCTTGTCCTGGTCCCCGTCGTATTCACGGCCGCGGGCGGCAGCTTCGCGCAATTCCGCTACGCTGTCCTCTACAACTCCACGCCGGCGGCGGGCCCGCTAATGGGATGGTGGGACTATGCCGCGGAAGTCAATCTGACGAACGGCAATAGCTTTACCGTCAATCTCGACACCACCAATGGCGTGTTCACGATCGGCTAATGGCTGCTTCATCCCTCATCAACGTTTGCCGCTTCAATCCGACCGCCGGCGGAACTACGGATTGGACCTATTCGAGCGCGGTAACGGGCTATCAATCGCCCTCGGCCGCTGGCGCGGTCAACGGCGCGCAATACAGCTATCGCGCCGAAAGTGCGGACCTGTCGCAATGGGAAATCGGTACTGGCGCCTATAACTCCGGAACTGGCGTCTTTGCTCGAACTGCGGTGCTGTTCAACTCGGCCGGGACGACGGCAAAAATCAACTTCACCGCCCCGCCGCAGGTCGCGATTGTGGCGCTCAAGGAAGATTTGCTTTCGGTCATCCCGAATTACATTTCTGGCCTTGGCCTTGCGAACAACGTCACCGACGCGACCAACGATATCGACATTGCGGCGGGTCTCGCGGCAGACAGCACGAATGCGGTGATGCTGCGTCTGGCCTCGGCGCTCACCAAGCGCCTTGACGCAGGATGGGCCGCCGGAACCGGTAACGGCATGCGCAACTCCGGCGTTGCCATCGCAGACACCACCTATCACATCTATCTCGTCAGCAAGGCGGAAGGGGTGGGGGCTGATATCTACGCCCATACGAGTACCGCGGTCGCGACCGTCATAACCGCCTTGCAGGCGGAAAGCGGCGGTAGCGGCTATATTTACGCGCGCCGCATCGGCTCAATCATGCGCGAAGGTGGCGTGATTGTTCCGTTTGTTCAGGACGGCGATTTGTTCATGCGCAAGACGTCTAGCGCTGACGTCGTTAGCGCTTCGAACTTCGGAACCACGGCTCAGACGGCTACCCTAAAGCTTCCAACCGGCATTCGCGTGCAGGCGCAATTGCGAGTAGCTATAAACTGGACCCACGCATCATCGGCCAACGGTTTGCTCGTTTCTGATCTTAGCCTTACAGACGAAGCAGCAGCGTACAATAACGCCCAAGTGGCGGCCGTCGCCACCGGGTCCGCCTTCGTGAACGCTGGCCAAGCGTTCGTGATGACAAATACGAGTGCTCAAGTGCGTTACAGGGTCGCGCTCAACAGCACCGCTCTTTTCGTGGACATCCGAACGGCGGGCTGGCTCGATACAAGGGGCAAGTAATTTAGATGCTCGGCTTTGACGCATTAGGCCGGCTCGCCCTCGGGCAAATCCAGCAAGGCGGCGTAACGAATATTGTGATGCCGGCGGACGCTGGCGCGTTCACGTTTGCCGGCGTTGCGGCAACGTTCAAGATCACGGAAGCGGCGAGCGCCGGCGCCTTCACGTTCGCCGGCAAGCCGGCAACCTTCACGATCGGCGAAGCTGCGGCGCCTGGCTCGTTCACGGTGTCGCTTCAAACCGCGACATTCAGCCGGACCTTTATCGCCTCGGCCGGCTCCTACACATTCACCGGCATTGACCCCGACGAAGCGCTAAGCGAGGACGCGGACCCGGGGCATTTCGTCTTTACCGGCGTCGACGCGCCGCTGATCCGCACCGGGTTTGATTACGAGTTTCAACAGGGCGGCATCGGGCACTATCGGTTAGAGCTCGAGCGCGCGCGCCAACTCGCGGCGATCACGCGCAAGGTGCCGGGCGTGCCGATCGACCGGCGGTCCGTGCCGCGCTTCGAGCCTCTACGGGCCTCGCCGATCGCTCCGGCCGCGCCGGCGGTCGATCTACAGGCGATCCACAACGAGCGCATGGCGGCGGCTGCGGCCGCGGCTGAGGCGGCAAAGATGCGCCGCCGGCGTGATGAAGAGGCGTTGTTACTTCTTGCTTGCTGAGGCCGGTTAATCCGGACGCGGACCAATTCCGGCCAAGCCGGATTTTCGCGCGCGGCGGTTTCCGCGTTCTCTGAGCCGGCAGGTCCGGCAGAAGGCAAGCACGAATGTCCCTCAACGAAGGATCAACCCCCGTCGACAATGGCGGTCCGTCTCTCTCGGCGGAGGAAGAAGCTTTTTTTACGAGTGGCGGCGAAAGCGAAATTCCGGCCGGTGGCGACGCTGGCGCGGATGCCGGCGGTGGAACTGGCGGCGGCGAAGGCAGCGCGGAAAAGCCGGCCGGTGGCGAAAAGCCTGATGCTGGCACGCCGAAAAACGATCACGTCCCGCTCGCAACGTTCCTGGAAGAGAAGAAGGCCCGCAAAGAGCTGGCGACCAAATACCAGGAAACGGAAAAGGCGCTTGCGGAGCTGCGCGGCAAGTTCGCCATCATCGACCGGCTCAAGCTCGGCGGCGAGGATCCCGCGGCGACGCAACAGCCGGCCGGGCCTCCTGCGGTCGAAGAGGACATTTTCGGCGCGGTAAAGCACGTCACCGAAACACTGGCGCAAATCCAGAAGCGCGAGGCGGACGCGGCGGCGGCAAAGGAAGCCGACGAAAAGGCCGCGACCGAACAAAAGACTTTTGTGGATAACTACACAAAAGCTTGCAACGAATTCGAGAAAACCACGCCGGATTTCAAGCCGGCCTATGACTTCCTCTTGAACTCGCGGGCCGGCGAATTGCGCGCGATCGGCTACGATACGCCGGAAGCGCTGCATCAAGCGCTGATCGCCGATGAATTCGCCATTGCCCAAATGGCCTTCGAGCGCGGCAAGAGCCCGGCAGAGCTGATTTACAGTCTGGCAAATCAGCGGGGGTACAAGAAAGCATCAGCACCGGCCGCTGATCCTAAGGGGGATGCCGCGAAGGCGGCGGCCGACAAGCTGGAAACGATCGAACGCGGGCAGGCAGCTCACAAGAGCCTGTCCAATACGGGCGGAAGCTCGGGCGACCAAGACATGACGGCGGAAGCGCTGATTGCCATGCCGGCGGCTGAGTTCGAAACCTGGTGTGAAAAGAACCCGGCGAGGGCTCGGAAACTATTCGGCGGCTAAGGCCGCTTCTGTTGAAGTGAGTAAGGGCCCGCGGGAGCCTTAACCAATCCCGTTTTCGTTTGGCGCCCGTCACAGCGCTACGCCTCCACCGAAGGCGGGAAATCTCGGTGTTGCGCTCGATCGCAGCGTTTCGCGGTCAACCCACAGCACCCGATTTTCACCTTTGGAGGCATCAAGAGATGTCTGTGACTTCCTACGGCGTCAATGACGCTCTCTCCAACAAGCTTTGGGCGAAAAAGCTCAACGTCGAAGCTCTCAAAGAGACCTATTTCGGCCGGTTCATGGGCGAGGGGTCCTCAAACATTATCCAAGTCAAGACCGACTTCGAAAAAAGCGCCGGCGACGAACTGACGGTTGGGCTGCGCGTCCAGCTCGAAGGCGACGGCACCACCGAAGGCCAGACGTTGCAGGGCAACGAAGAGGCGCTTTCGACCTATTCGGACAAGTTCAAGATCAACGAGCTTGCCCATGCCGTCCGGGTTCGCAACAAGAACACGATTGACGCGCAGCGCGTGCCGTTCAACCTCCGCAGCGAGGGCAAGGACGGTCTGAAAGATTGGTTTTCGAACCGGTTCGACTTCTGCATGGCGAACCATCTGGCCGGCAATACGCTGGTGACCGACCCGCGCTATACCGGCAACAACGCCGTTACGGCACCGTCCGCCGATCGTCATTATCGCTTCGGCGCGACGGACGATGCCACGATCAACGCCGACAACACCAAGACGTTCAACCTTGGCGTTATCGACGCTTGCGTTGAAATGGCCGGCACCGCCTCGCCGCTGATCCGCCCCGTCATGGTCAACGGCGAAAAGAAATTCGTCATGTTCCTTCACGACTACCAGGTGACGGACATGCGGACCAACACCAACGCCGGTCAGTGGCTCGATATCCAGAAGGCCGCTCTGGCTGGCGGCGCGGCCTCCAAGTCGCCGATCTATACCGGCGCGCTCGGCGAGTACAACAACACGATCTTGCACAAGTGGAACCGTCTGCCGAATGGCATTTCCAATGCCGGCGCGGCGCAGACCAGCACGCGGCGCGCGGTGTTTTGCGGCGCGCAGGCGGGCGTCGTTGGCTTCGGCAAGGAGTTCGCGAAGGGCTCTCACTTCAAATGGATTGAAGAGCTGTTCGACTACGAACGCGAGCTTGGCGTTTCCGGGCAGACTGTCTGGGGTATCAAGAAGTCGGTTTTCAACTCCTTGGACTTCGGGGCGATCGTCGCAACCACCTACGCTGTCAAGCACTCGTAAGCTGGCCGCGGTTGATTGAAACACTCCGGAAGGCAGCAACCGCCTTCCGGGCTTCTCCCTCCATCAAGCTCGGAAAGGGCTCCACTACATGACCACCAACACCCCGGGCAGCACCGCCCGTCAGTATGCCGCGCAGCTCGTCCACTATGCGCGAATTGCTGTGAACCATGGCGACAAGGGCATTGCCGCCGGCGTTCTGAAACAGTGGCTCCCGAAAGGCGCCGTCGTCATCGGAACCGACGTGCAAATTGTGGAGGCGTTCAACGCAGGCACCACCAACGTTCTGACGGTGGGCCTGGCTGGCGTCGCAAACAACCTGGTCGCGGCAGGCGATGCCGACGAAGCCGCGGTTGCGCTTACTCAGAACGTCAAGCCCACGGGAACGGCGCTCGGCCCGCTGTCTGCGGACCATCGAGTTTCTGTGCACTATACGCACACCGGCACCGCGCCGACCACGGGCAAGGCGATCATCATCATCAAGTACGTCCCGGACAACGACCTGTAAGCCCGGTGGATATCTGGCTGCACTACGCGGGGGCGGTGCTGGTTCTCGATGAGCCGGCGCCGCCTTCCGTCCATATGCTGGCGACGGAAGCCGCGCTGGCGCTCGCTACTCCGGCTGTGACGGTGGCAGATGGCAAAGACGTTCCTCGACCTCCGAAACCGGATCGCAACGGACCTGACGCGCGACGATCTGGCGGACGAAATCAAAAGCGCGGTAAGCGACGCAATTGACCATTACGAGACGTCGCGGTTCTATTTCAACTTCACGCGGTCGCTGACCTTCCCAACCGTTGTAGGGCAAATGGCCTATGGCGCGGCGGCTCTGGCGCAAATACCGGACATTATCGGGCTCGATACGCTGTTTCTGTACGACGGCTCGCGCTCGCTCGAGCTGGATAAGTACGAGGCGGACGAATTCGAGTGGTTGCAAAGCTCGATGACCGGCAGCGGCCGCCCGTGCGCTTATACCTACATCGATAGCCAAATTTTGCTCTGGCCGGTCCCGGTCGCAGTCTACACCATCCGGCCGCACATGCATTACAAGCTTGCGCCGCTGGTCGAGGATACCGACACGAACGCTTGGTGCAACGATGCGGAACAGCTCATCCGCTGCCATGCGAAATTGCTGCTCTACACCAACGTGATCGAGGACACGGAGGGCATGCAGCGGATGCAGCTCCAAATCCAGCCGCTAGCCGATCGCCTCGCGTATAAAACGTCGGCACGGCAGGCGACGGGCCAAATTCGCGGGACGTGCTGGTAATGCCGATCGTTCCTTTCGCCGAGTACAAGCCCGATCTATCCGACTATCAGGCGACGACGGCGCAAAACGTGCTGAACGTGGTGCCGCGCGGCGACGGTTACGGGCCCTTTGCAAGCTTGGCCGCAATCTCGCAATCGCTCGGGCTGCAATGCCGAGGCGCGTTCGCCGCCTACAAGGTCGACGGCTCTGTGGTGGTTTTTGCGGCCACGGTGACGGACCTTTATTTGCTCAACAACACGACGTTCGCATGGTCCAAGGTTTCGCTTGGTGGCGGTCCCTATGCGGCGATCTCCGCAGAGGATCAATGGCAATTCGTCCAATTCAATAACTTGGTGATCGCGGTTCAAGCCAACGTCGCGCCGCAGGTGTTCAACATTGCAACGTCAAGCGAGTTCGTGAACCTGGCCGGCAATCCGCCACAGGCGCGATATATCGCGATCGTCGGGAAATTCGTCGTTCTGACGGGCATTCTCGGAAACCCGAACCGTTTGAAGTGGTCCGGGTTGAACGACGTCAACGGGGCGAATTCATGGACGGCCGGCATCAATTCCAGCGACGAACAGGATTTGGCTGACGGCGGCTTTTGCCGCGGCATCGCCGGCGGCGAAAGCGGCGTGGTGTTGCAAGACAACATCATTCGCCGGATGATCTATTTGCCGGGCGATCCTCGCGTTTTCCAGATTGAGAAAATCGCCGAAGGGCTCGGCGTGTACGGGCCCTATAGCCTGATCCGGTCGGGCTCCACGGTGTTCTTCTATTCACTGAAAGGCTTCCACCGGATCGACCCGGGCGGCGTGCCGGTGCAGATCGGCCGCGAGCGCGTTGACCGGACCTTTTTCAAGGATCTGGACGCCGCGAATTTGCAACTGTTCATGGGGGTTGCTGATCCGCGGTCCTCACGCGTGATGTGGGTTTACAAGTCGGTGAACGGGGCAACCAACCAATTCGATAGGGCGCTTTGTTATGATCCGGTGCTAGACCGCTTCACGCCGCTAAGGTTCTCCGGCGAATTCGTGTTTCACATGGCGCAACCGGGCGTCACGCTTGAAGCCTTGGACGCCCTGGCGCCGGGCGGAAGCCTCGACGCCATGACGCAATCGCTGGACGATTTTCAATCGGCGATCCTGCCCGAGCTCGCCGCGTTCGATGGCTCGCATGTGCTGAACTTCTTCCGCGGGTCGAACCTGGAAGCGACGCTTGAGACGGCAGAGCAGGGGACGGACGGCCGCCGCGTCAAGATGAAAGTCGGCTTCCGGCCGGTGTCGGACGCGACGGCGGTCTACGGCTCGGCCTCGCGCCGCGAAAACCTGCAACAGTCGGCGACGGCCGGCACTGAAAGCCTGGTGAACGCGAAAACCGGCATCTGCAACATGCGGGTAGATACCCGTTATTCCCGGTTCAAGTGCCGCATTCCGGCCGGCGCAGTGTGGACCTTCATCAACGGTGTGGCGCCGGCGGACCTCAAAGCGACGGGGAAACGATGACGGTTTTTCTTCCCGCAACGACCGAAAAAGACCTCTCCAAATATGCGCTCGGGCTGCAACAGCTCGCGGCCGGGCGCTCGAGCGCGACTGGTTCGGTGACGCTCGCCGCCGGCGCGACGTCAACCACGGTTTCGGCCGAAAATTGCGCGCCGCAGAGCGCGGTTTTCCTGTTCCCGAAAACGGCTAATGGCGCCGCGGCGCTCGCGGCCGGCACAACGTTCATTAACTCGGTTGGGAAACAGTCGTTCACGATATCGCACGCGAACAACGCTCAAACCGATCGGTCCTTTTTCTATGTCTGCCTCGGCTAGCTTGCATTGCATCCCGCCGCAGCTCGCGCGCGAAATCTGGCCGCAGGTCAGGGAAAAACTCTATGCGGCCGTTCGGCGAACGGATCTTAGCCACACGGTCGACATTGCGCGCGACGTTCTGCACGGCGACGGCGTTTTGTGGTTGGCCTGCGACGGGCAGGAGATCGAGGCCGCGGCGGTAACGCTGCTAACCCGCACGGATCGGCATTTGGTCTGCCTGATTACCGCGCTGGGCGGTTCGAACATGGAAAGTTGGTTGCCGCTGCTCTCCGAAGTCGAGGATTGGGCGCGCTCGGAAGGCGCCGCGCTGGTTCGCGTCATGGGGCGGCCTGGTTGGGTTCGCGTCCTGAAAAACTATCACGTCTCGAACGTCGTTCTCGAAAGGGCCCTGTAAATGGGTGGCACGTCCAAAAGCTCGCAAACCCAAACGCAACAACTCGCGCCGTACGATCCGGCGAAAGAGGGTTTGCAGGGCATTCTGAGCGGTATCACGAGCATGGTTCCGCAAGCCGGCCTTAGCGGCAAGGCGTCTGGCGCGCTGGATACGATCGAAAGCAACGCGGCCAATGCGAGCTCGACGTTTTCGCCGGCGATCACGTCCGGAACGCTCGGCCTGCTCAATGGCGGCGGCGCGACGGCGAACGATAGCGCGATCAAGCAAAACTTCGCCGATTATAAGGGGCTGCTTTCCTCCACGGCGAGCGGTGCGAATGTCGGCAACAACGAGGCGCTGAAAGCGCAGCTCGATCAAATCCGAACCGACGTGACGGACCAAACGAACGGCATGTGGGCGGCCGCCGGCCGAGACTTCTCGCCGGGCAATTTTCAGGCGCTCGCTCGAGGCGTTGCCGCGGGGCAGGCGCCGGTTATCGCCGCACAATACAACGCGGACGCGGATCGCGCTTTGGGCGCGGCGAGCGCGATCTATGGTGCCGGAAATACGACTTACGGCCTCCTGAACGGCACGAACGCGGCCGCGAATGAGAATTTTACGAACGGCGTGGGCACGGCCGGCAAGGCGATCGACGCCAGCAATTATGGTGCGAACGCCGCGCTACAGGCGGAAGCGCAGCGGTTCGGTATCCCGGCGTCGCAATATGCAACGCTGCTCGGCTCCCTGGCGCCGGTCGCGGCGCAGTTCGGCCAGAACACCGGCCACTCGGAAGGCGAGCAGACAATGAGCGGCGCGCAACAATTCGCGATGATCGCGCAAGGGCTCGGCTCGCTATGGCCCAAGGGCAATATCAGCTTTGGAGCGTCTTAAATGGCGGGTTTGCTGGATCTCCTGACGGGTCAAACGGGCGCGTCTCCTTGGAACGCGCTTTATCCTTCGCCGCTCAACGCGGAGGCGGACCAGGCACAACAGGCCCGCGAGGCGGCCGCGGCGGTGCTGGCTCGCCGTTTCCGCGGCGCGTCGCACGCCCCCGCGCCTGAGGCTGATACGTTCGGCGCCGGTGCCGTGCCGTTCGGCTTCGCCGGTCCCGGCTCGATGAACGTTACCGCGGCGGATATCGCCGGCCCGGCCGCGGCGCCGGCGCCGTTTGCGCCTGGCGCAAAGCCGGTGCCGTTCACTGCCGGCCCGGTGACGTCGCAACCGCCGGCGGTCGCGCCTGCGTCGGATCTTTCGTCGGTCAATCGCAACCGCGCGCCGGACGATTTTATTTCGGTCGGCGACTATCAGATGCCGGCATTTCGCGGCGAGGCTCCGGCGGCTCCGGTCGCGGCGCCTTCTGCCGCTCCTGCCGTGGCTCGTGGTGCGCCTCCCGCGGCCGCGCCGTTCTCTCTTGCCGGCGCCGGCGATGGCTTCGGCGATCGGCTGATGAAGGGGACGCGCGGGTTTCTGGGCAACCTCGGCAATGGTCCGATCGGCGCGATTGCCGGCGGCCTCGGCGCGCTCGTCACCGGGCAAAACACGGATCCAAGCTCGATCGCTGCGGAACATGGCAGCATGACGGCGCGCGCGCTGCTGGCAAAGGGTGCTTCGCCGGCGGAAGTGCAGGCGGCTCGCTACAATCCGGCGCTGATGAAGGCGTTGGTTGAAAACTACTATGGCAAGGATCGCTGGAACGTCGTCCAGGTCGGCGAGGATGCGGACGGCCGCAAGAAGTTCATGCAACAGAACCAGGTCGACGGCACGTTGCGGGAAGTCCAAGGCGTGCCCGCCGGGGGCGCGCCTTCTGGCGCTGAGGATTTTGTGACCGGACCGGATGGCAAGCGGATCCCGATCCCGCCGGGTGCCAACCGAAAGGAATTCATCAAACAGGTGACACACGCGGCGGCGGACGCGGCAACCGGCAAGCTGACGGAAGCGCAGGCGAAAGCCTCGTCGTTCGCTACTCGCATGGATCAGGCGGAAAAAATCCTGTCGACGGTGCAGGGCGAGGGCCTGAGCGCCATGAACCGCGTGGCCGGCGCTATTCCGATGGCGGGCAACTATCTGCAATCGCCTCAATATCAGCGGTACAAGCAAGCCGCCTCGGCCTTCATCACGGCGATGCTGCGTCAGGAGAGCGGCGCGGCAGTCAATCCGGCTGAATTCGATCGGTACGAAAAAGAGCTGTTCCCGCAACCCGGCGATGATCCGTCCGTGGTGGCGCAAAAGGCCCAAATGCGAGCGGCTGCAACCGAACAGATGCGGCGTTCTGCCGGTCCCGGCTTCAAGGCGCCGGGCTCGAGCTCGCCGAGCGGCAAGACGTCCAGCGGCATCACTTGGAGCGTGAACTAAATGCCCGTTCTCACGATCGGCGACAAACAGGTGACGGTGGGCGATGAGTTCTTGAAGCTCTCGCCGGACCAGCAAAACGCGACCGTTGACGAAATCGCGGCTTCGATCGGCGCCAAGCCGGCCGCGGCTCCCGCGGCGCCAGCTCCGGCCGCCGCGCCGGTGACGGTCAATAGCGTTGTGCGGTCGACGGCAACCGGCATTCCGATCGTTGGCGGGCTGCTGAACAAGCTGGACGCGGCAACGAACGCGGCGCTCGCGCCGGCGCTCAACCGCTTCTTTGCGCCGGACGATCAACTTTCCGGCGAAACGTTCTCGGAACGTTACACGCAATCGCTGCGCGACCAGGAAGGCGCGGACAAGAAATTTTCGGCCGAACATCCGATTGTCGACACGGCGGCGCAGCTCGCCGGCGGCGTCGCGTCGATGGCGCCGGTTATGGCAGCGGCACCCAAGGCGTTCGGCCTTACCGGCAACGTCTGGGAAATGGCAAAGCGCGGCGCGATCTCGGGGGCGGCGCTGTCCGGTGCCGACGCTGCCGTGCGGGGGCATGACGTTCCCCTGGCTGCGGGCATCGGCGGCGTCATCGGCGGCGCTGCCGGTCCGGTTGGAAAGGGCGTCGGCAAGGCGGTTTCGGCGATCGCCGATCGCGTGCGGCCGGCGCCGGCGGTGCCTCAGAACGTCGCCAAGGTCGGCGACGTTGAAATTCCGCTGTCACAGTCGCAAGTCACGCAAAACCCGGCGCTGTCGGCGGAAGAACAAATCTTGCTTCGCGGCGGCCGCGGCGAGGCGGCGCAGGCGGAAGCGCAAGGCTTCAAGGATCTGCAAGACGCGCGGGTGGGCGAGGCGCGCGACAATTTCGCGGCTTCGCTCGATCCGACCGGCGCCACGGCGCGAACCGCTCCGCAGGATGCCGCGGAACGGATCGCGGCGGAATTGATCGCGGCGGAACAGTCGCGGGCAGCCTCGGCGGCCGGCGTTCATGCCGGGCCGATGTCGCCGGAACAGCACGGCGCCGACTTGGCGCGCTCGCTCGGCGGCGGGCAAATCCGCGCGGCAGCTCCGGCTGATGCCGCGGAAATCCTCTCCGATCGCTTTGCGGCGGCCCGCAATGCGGCGCGCGCCGACTACCGCGGAAAGTATCGCGAAGTTTCGGAAGCTCCCGGCGAGTTCGCGCCGGGCTCTGCGGCGGGTTTTCGCGGCGATGTCGACGCAGGTTTGCGCGCCGGCGAAAACCCGGTGTCGCTCGATCCGACTAACACGCCTCGATCGCTGCGCGGCCTCGAAATCATCGACGAGAATTTAAACGCGGTCGGGCCTGGTGTGCGCGCGCCGGCGCCGGCCGCGCCTGGCGCCCCGCCGGCCGATCCGCTGCACGCGCAAACCGTCGCGGACATTCGTGCGAAGTTCGGCGAGGACGTCGCCGCGGCTTACGATCGGCAGAAGGCCGCGGCCGCGGCGCCGGTTGCGGGGGCGCCGAAGGCACAAAGCCTGCTCGAATTCATCGCGTCAAAGGGCGGCTTGGGGCCGGATGCGGAGCTGGAGGCGATCGGCGGGCTCGGCCACACGGTCAACGTTGAAGGCGTGGGGCGCCGCAAGCTGGTTCGGCAAGGCGGCTGGCCGCTCGACTATGCGCGCGAAGCGGCGGAGGAAGCCGGCTATCTGCGCGGCAACCACAACGGAACCTCAACTGTTAACGATCTGCTCGACGCGATGGACGCGGAAATTCGCGGCCTAAAGCGTTTTCCCGAAGGTTTCGAGGGCCACGTTGGCAAGCGCGAAGCCGCCGCGCGCTCGGAGCGCGAACAACATGAATTCGAAGCGTTCACGCGCGGCCTTGAAGATGATTTGAACGCCGCCGGCTACGGTGAGCTCGGCGGCGACGTGAGGCAGCGCGCCGTTAAATTGATGGCGGACGAGCGCATTCCTGCCGACGACGCGGTAGAGCGCGCCTTTCGCCAATTGGAACAAGAGGACGCCGCGGGCGCGTTGCGCGCGGACTTCCCGGGAGATCGGCCGGCGCCGGCTGCGGCCGCTTCGAAAGCTGCGGCGACGTCGGAAGCGCCGGGCTCCGGCTTCACCATGCGCGACGTCGAACAGGTCCGAAAGCAGCTCTCGACGCTGTACGGCGACGCGCGGCGGGCGATGATGGGCGGCGGTTCGGGTGCGGATCTCCACGCGCTCGAGCAAATCATGGACCAATTCGACGCGCGCGTGGCGCAGATGATCAAACAAGGCAAATTCGCCGGCGACGGTCCCGCAGTGCTGCAAATGCAGGAAGCGGCGAGGGCGTCGTTTGCCGATTACAAACAGAAATTCGCCAAGCGCGGCGCCGGGGACACGATCGGCGCGGCCGTTGAAAAGATCCTGGGCAAGTTCTCGGATACCCGGGCAGCGCCGGACGAAATCGTAAAGCTGGCCTATGGCTCGGGCTCGGCGCCCGGCAGCCAAATGCCGGTGCAAATCGCGCAGCGCATTGAGCGGATTTTCGGCCGCAACTCGGATGAGTTCGCGACCTATAAACAGGGGCTTTTCGCGCAACTGACGCAGGGCGAGCCGGAACAGGCCGCGGCGCGCATTGTCGAATTTCTCGAGGGCACAAAGGGCCGGATGCTGGCGCATACCGTTTTTGAGCCGGGCGAGCGCGCTTCGCTGGCGCGCTATGCAGAGCGCATCCGCAGCGTCTCGGCTCCGCAACCGGTCGAGCCTGGCGCGGCTGCGGCGGCGATCCGGCGCTATAGCGGCGCGGACGGTGGTCCGCCCGCCTCCGGAAATCAAATCGTCAATGACCTTTTCGGCGCGACCGGCAAGGGCAACGGCCGCTTTGCGGTTGATCTGGCTGTGCGCCTGAAACAGTCGCTAACGCCGGAAGGGTGGACGGCCGTCCGTCAAGGCATGTGGGAAAAGCTCACGAACGCCGGCGAGGGCAAAATTCAGTTCGAGGCACAAGCCTTGTCGCAGCGGCTCCATGAATTCCTGAACGAAAGCGGCTCGCAACTGTCGAAGGTGCTGTTTTCGCCGAAAGAGCTGCAACTGATGGGGCAGCTTGCGAGCGTCTACAAGCAGATGATCCCGGTGAAGGGAACGACGAACCCAAGCGGCACGGCGCCGATGTTGGCGAAGATCGCGAGCGGCGCGCGGAATTCGCTCTTGCCGCTGCTCGGCTTCTCCGGCGGCGGCCTACCTGGCGCTGCGGTGGCGTTTGGCGTCGACAGGGGATTGACCGCGGTCGGCAACGCGAATGCGGCTCGCAAGGCAACCAACCTGTTCTATGGACCGCAAGCGAAACGGCCGGTTGATCCGCGATTTGCCAAGGGGCTTGGCCTGCTATCGCAGGGCGCGCTTCCGGCGGCCAATCAAGGGCACTCGCGGTGACGTCCATCATAGAGGTAAGCGGCGCTCAGCATTGCGGCGAGCGCCGCAAAGATACCGATGGTGCCGAAATGGTCGGCAATACCGTGAGCGATGAACCGAACGCCAAGCATAGCGACGGCGAATAGGACGATGCAGGCGAGGATTTGAGGGCGAAGCATATGGGCGTGACCGATCAAATTATTTCTGTGGAAAGCGGCGGCGATCCCAACGCAGCGAACCCGAATTCGACCGCGAGAGGGGCCGGCCAATTCATTGAGGGTACTTGGCTTGCCATGCTGGCGAAGCACCGGCCGGACATTACCGGGTCGCGGGATGAGCTTTTAGCCCTCAGAAGCAACGCGGACCTCTCCAAAGCGATGACGGACGCCTATGCGGCGGACAACGCGGGCATTCTAAAGGGCGCCGGGCTTCCTGTCACTGCCGGAACGTCCTACCTGGCCCATTTCGCCGGGCCGAAAGGCGCGGTTGGGTTACTGAATGCGGACCCGGCGACGCCGGCCGCCGCGATCATGGGTGCTGCGGCCGTCAAGGCAAACCCGTTTCTCGCGAATATGACCGCTCGCGACGTCGCCGCCTGGGCGGATCGCAAAATGGGTGGCACCGCGGCGCCTATGTCAATGGCCGGGCCTCGAGCGGCCGCGGTGCCAGCGCCGGCGCCGGCGGCTGTGGATCCCGCGGCAGTCGCGGCCGCGCCGGAGGCGAAGGCGCCGGCTTTCCAAATCGGCGGCTCGGGTGGCGGCGCTCCCGCTATGAGCCTGGCCGCGCTCGCCGCAACGCCGCAACTCACAAACCTTTTGCGGCCTCGCCCTAATCTCTTCGGACTGAAAACCGCGCCGTTTTCTTTCAGGGGGTAGGCGGGAATGGTCCTGACTTGCCCTGTTCCGGAACGATCTGAGAGCGGAAGTCCTCAATGATCTCCAAGGCTTTGGCGAGATGAAGCGGGCTGGCCTTCTTACCGAAACGAATAGTCGCATCTTCGGCGTGATTTGCAGCGTCGTCAAAAGCCTGCCTGACGATAGTGGGCCCATGTGGCGCAAATCGCTGCAGGAAATAGAAGAGCATCGCCCTGTAAGCAAAAAGCTCCCCATTGAGCCGTTCAATCTCGCTCTCAATTTCTGACATCAAGACCTCATAAGGGAAAAAGTTAATGCCATTCTACCTTTGGAGCCAGACTGCAGCAAGCAACGGGACGGCGGACCCAACTTGTCCCTTCCCGGAAGGCATGGCCCCAAGCGCGGTCAACGATGGCGTTCGTGGCGCGATGGCCCGGCTTCGCGAATGGGGAAATGACATTTCGGGCGCGATCGTCGCAACCGGAACCGGTGCTGCCTACAGCGTTGCGTCAAATCAGGTGTTCGACAACCTGACCCACCTTAACGCGCAGATTGTAGCGTTCACGCCGCACGCGACGAATACCGGTACCTGCACGCTCAATGTTGATGGTCTCGGCGCAAAGCCCCTGCGCTCGGCACCCGGCGTCGAGTTGCAGGCGGGAACGCTGGTTCAGGGCACGCCCTATCTGGCGCTGTACAACAATTCGGATCAGGTGTTTTACCTGCCGGGCTTCTACGGCAATGCCTACAACGTGCCGTTGGCCGGTGGAATGGATTTTTGGGGCGCGGCCGTTCCGAATTCCTCGTTTGCATTCCCGGTCGGGCAGGCGATTTCGCGGACTACCTATGCGTCGCTGTTTGCGATCATGGGAACGACCTACGGGGCTGGGGACGGGACCACGACGTTTAATCTCCCGGACAAAACCGGCCGCGTTTCCGCGATGAAAGAGGCGGCGGCGACCCGCCTGACGGCAAGTGGTTTCGGCGGCAATTCGACGCTAATGGGCGCCGTAGGTGGTGACGAAAAGCGAAGCCTCGCCGCGAACCAAATTCCCTCTTTGACGTCGAGCGGCAACAACTCAATTTCTGTTACCTCATCCCAGAGCGGCATCCCTTCCAACTGTACGCAGGGCAACTACCTCACTCATACTGGACCCAGCGCCGGCGTCTACGGTCCGGGTCGCCCTGGCCCTACCGAGGTTACAATCGGGCAAATCACATCGAGCGGCAATAATACAGTCACTGTTGCCTATACGAACGGCGCGCAAGCTGCCGTTGCGCTCGTGCAGCCGACGATCGTCTGCAATTACATTATCCGCATACTCTAGCGATTGCGGTCTCTAGCGCCGGAACCCATGCGCCATAGGCGGCGGCGGTGTAATGAATTCCGTCCGTCATTTTCGAGCCTGGCGGCAAGTGCGGATCCACGAATAGGACGCCGCTCGCTGTCGCGGCCGCGCCGATCTGCCGGTTTGTCTGCTGGTCGGCGGCCGCCGAAATAGCAACGAGCGGCTTTGCAGACAGCGGCTTAACGGCCTCGATAAGCTCGGAGAAGTCTTGGCGCGCGGTCTGTGAACCGGCGTCATTCGCTCCGACCGCAAGCGCGACTATAAATGCGCCGCCCTCGTCCATGACGCGACCTGCAAGGCGCTTCGCCTCCTGGATCGTCATCCCGCCAACGCCAGCATTGACAACAGCGTGGCCGCAAATCTGTCTCGGCAGAGGGGCCATTTCGGTAATGCTATCGCCGATTATGACGATGGGGCGCGGCGTCTCGGCGATGGCGGCGCGGATCATGAATTCGCGCACTTCCGCGTGATCGTGGAATTTGTGGCTGGTGACTTCGCCGAACCGGGCTCGAACCCGTTGCAGCTCTGAATACGAGGCCCCGAACGCCACAAGGGCAACGGCGGCGACGATCCAGGGAAGTGCGCGCTTCATGGTGAGGAACCTACGCCGGCAATTCCGTCGCCGCAACCTCAGATAAATCGCTAACCGCGCCGCCCCATTGTCGGGCGGCTTTTTCATGGGGCGATCTATGCGGCTAATCGACGATTGGCGGACTGAGCTGCACCGGCTTTGGACCGTCCGGGCCAGCCTATTCATGTTCATTTTGACCGGCGGCGTTCTCGGCCTGTCGGCCTTCTCGGACGTGTTCAATCCCTGGTTTTTCCTCACGCTCAACGCGGCGGGCTATGGCCTGATTGGCTTCCTGCGGCTCGTTAAGCAAGTTCCGAAAGCTGACGTATGACCGCGCGAAAAACCGTCATCACGGTTGCGAGCGCGGGCGCCCTAGCGCTCGCCGTGCCTGCGATCAAGCAATATGAGGGCTACGCTCCGACCGTCGTTCCGGACAAGCTCGCCGGCGGCCTTCCGACTGGCGGTTATGGCGAAACCGTTGGCGTAAAGCTCGGCGAAACGCACAGCGAAAAGTATTGGTCCGATCGGCTCGCAAAGCGCCTGGTCGAAGATTACGACGCCGGCATTGGCAAGTGTATCACGGTCGAATTGCCGGACGGCGTTCGGGCAATGGCGCTGTCGATGTCGTGGAATGCCGGCGCCGGCGCTATTTGCTCTTCGCCGATGGTCAAGAAGTGGAACGCCGGCGATATCGAAGGCGGTTGCCGGGCGATCCTGACGAAAAACGCGGATGGGGAATATACCGGCTGGCGCATTTCCTCTCGCCCTGACGGTCCCGGAACGCCGCTGGTAGTGCAGCGCGGGCTAATTAATCGGCGCGCCGATGAGCGCAAAAAGTGCCTCGCCGCGGCTCGTGAGCCGGCGCCGGTTGTCGTTGCCGCGCCCGCGCCTCTGCCGCCGCCTGCGGTGGCTCCGCCGGCGGCGCCGGCCGCTCCTGTGGTCGAAGCTCCGAAAATCTCTTGGTGGCGCTCGCTGCTCGCGCGCGTGCGGTGCTGGATCTTCAAATGTGAGGCCGTGAAATGATGGGCGATTTCTTTTGGGACGTGGCGACGTCGTTTCCTGCGCTCGGCTTGAACGGGCTTCTCCTGCTCGTTGCTGGTGTCGTCGGCTGGTTTCCGCTGCTGAAATATCTGCCCGGGATCGGATCCTATGTGCCGGCCGCGCGCCTGGTCGCGGTCATGGTCGCGCTGCTGATTTGCTTCCTGGTCGGCTTCCGCGTCGCCGATGAGCGCGAAGAGGCAAAAAATCTGCGGGCAACCTTAGCGGCTCGAGAGGCGGACTTAGAAAATTCACGCAAAGCGCGTGCTGATGATGCGTTGCGGTCGGCTGCGATCGAAAGGGGGGCAGATGCCCGGAGCAAGTCAGATGCAGAATATATTTCGGCGCTCGAGGCGAGTTCTGCTTGTCCGTTTGATCCCGGCGACGCTCGCGGCGGCCGCCCTGGCGGGCTGCGCCCATTCTCCGCCGGTGGTGCCTCGCGAAGTCTCGCGCCAGCTCCCGCCGGCGCCCGATAGGCTTACCAGGCCGCGACCGGTGCCGCAGCTCGACACGCAATGCCGTTTCCCCTGGTACGGCGTGGCCGGCTGCAAGGGCAAGGACACGCGCGCCATGTTGCGGCTTACCGTCTCCGACGCGATCGAAACCCGATCGAGGCTCGAGCAAGTCCCGGCCTGGTATGAGGCTGTTCGCGTGGGCTACGGGGCAAAGTGATGAATTCCGCCGACATGGAAAAGCTCGCGAAGATGGCCGCGAAAGAGGCCGTTTCGGAAACGTTTCTGACGCTCGGAATGGACATTTCCAACCCGATTTCGGTTCAAGGTCAGTTCGCCTTCCTGCGAAATCTTCACTACGCGGCGCGCCACGCTCGCAACGTCGTCATTGCCGGCGTGCTCGGCCTGATCGTGAGCGGCGCCGGCTGGGCGTTCTGGGCCGGCTTCAAGGTCAGCGCCGCGGTGCCGGCGCCCACCATTTCCGCGCCGGGCGGCTCCCGGTAATCCCTGAGAGGAAAAAACTTGAGCAACGAAATCACAATCGAAAAGGAAATTCAGGCCAAGGGCCTCAACGCTCCGCGGCTGACGCCTGATGATATTGACGCTGTGATCGTTTCCGAAACCTTCACCCCGCTGCCAAGCGGCAAATGCCTGGTTTGCGAGCTGATACTGCGCAACGGGTTTTCCGTCCGCGGCGAGGCTTCCGTGGTCAGCAAGGAAAACTTCAACGAAGAAATCGGCCGCAAAATCTCGCGCGAGAACGCGCGCAAACAGATTTGGCTGCTGGAAGGCTATTTGCTGCAATCGAAGCTCGCCGCCGGGATCCTCTGAGTTCGTACCGCGTAACCTCCAAGGGCCCGCCGGTCATGCCCGATCGGCGGGCTTTCTCATTCGCTCGAAGAGCTCCCGCACTTCGGAAAGCCGAAGCTTGGTCCCCTTCGGCATGTGTTCCAGCAATATGTGCCGGGCGGCCGCCGCGATGGCATCTCGCTTGAGTTCGCTCCGATCGGCCTGGTAGGCCCGCAAGCATTCCATGACCTGGCGCGCGGCCGCTGGCGGGATCTCGAGCTGTTTGCGCTTCACTCGCGAATAGGCCGCTCGAACGCCACCCCCTCGGGGTCATTCTGCTCGAACCAGGCGCGCGCCGCGTCGTCGGTCGCGAACACTTCCACGTCGTCACCGCGGCTGTATGTCCAAACGGTGCCGCGCTCGGCCCTCGCTAATCGCTTTGCGGTGGCCTCGGCGCGCTCCCGGCTCATGCGGTTGGTTATGGCCCGGCGGCCGGGGTTGTCGTCAAAGTAGAAATAGACGCTCGGGCCGTCCGGGTACAAAACCTCGAAACTCTCTTCGTGGGGGATGATGCGAACGGTGGTCATTCGATCGACGGCGAGCTACCCATACACAAACCCCGTTGGCATGCCCGAAAGATAGGGCACGCCAAACGGAATCGCGAATCATCGGAGGTTGTTATTCGGGCTTGCGTCCGATTGATGCGGCGGGCCCGGGGTCCATCTGTGCAATGGCCCTGTGTTGATCGGGCGTCAGGGAGAACAACACGCCACGATGAGAGCGCAGAACTTCGCGCGCGCGGACCCGAAGGGCCTCTTCACGCTCCTGTTCCGTCTCAATGTACTCGTAGGCCAGTGCCATCACATCACCTGTCTAGCGTAATAGATATTGCCTTTGATCGTTTCCGCAATTGAAAAGTTCATTGCCTGATACGTAGGTATTACGCCCGCGACCGGGTTCTTCAGCTTAACCCTTTGACGTCCAATAAGTTTCGCATAGTTGTCCGCGGCGTCAACGGCAATTTGGGCGAAGAAGCCGGCAAACGGATTGTCGTTCGCCGCCCTTTCTAAATAGTGAACGGTAACATTGTCCGGCCCGCGGGAAGCTCGCCCGACCACCAGCCCATAAAGGTTCCCGTTACACCAAAGAGCGGCCTCGAATCGCCGGAAAAAGGGCCGAGTTTGACCCATGATCCGTCTCCATTGGAACTCCCAGCTCGCCGCCGCGGCAATCGCCGCGTCGTCAATGGCTCTTAGACTACATATCGCGGCCTCGGGAGGCATCAAGCGATATTTAACCAATTCGGCCGCTTTGAGTTCGGCAAAGTGCCGCGCTGCTTCGCGCTGAATTTCGTATCGTCGCGCGTCCGGATCGGCCGCTTGCTCTAGTGCCCCCATGCCAAATAGGTAACCGTAAGTTGCGGCCAATGGAACCGCGAAAAATGGTTGCCAACCGAAATGAAAAGGCGTGAAGGTTCAATAGGGGTAAAATCTAGCAGTTGCCAAAAACGGCAAGCAAAATCAATGACAGGCCCGCGCCTGGGAGACTAGGGGTCGAAGGTTCAAATCCTTTCGCTCCGACCATTCATTTTCACGGACAGCGATCTCGATCGCTGCTAAATTCCGAGAACCCAGACCGTAACGATAGCGCCTAGCACAGCTATTCCGCTGACTGTCCAGCCCGTCAAATAGGTCGCACCATCCGTTTCCGGTCGATCGACCATGGAATCGCGCCACTGGGTCACGGCGGCCTCCCGCTTTATTTTATTACTGCCTCTCGTATGTACGTCGCTGCCGCAGGCTCGAGGTTCAAGCGGCGCGGGCTGCGAAATAATTCCTCGCAGCTTCATGATCCAACCAAGCCCGATACCTACGCTGTCCTGGGCCCAGGAAGATGCCCGACGTGCCGCGCCCCCCTCAACTGGCAGGAGACACACGGCGGCCTGGAAGGCCGGCACATTCCAGGTAGTAAGTCCGGCTTAACCCAACCGGCAGATCGAACTGATGCCAACCTTCCCGACACATCCGCACGCCGCTATATAGAGCCTATTGCAACCTCTGCAGGTGCGTGAGGTCATGAATTTCTTGATGCGTGCTGCCTTTGTTCTAGGCGGCATATTTCTGGGTGTGAACCTGATCAACTTCTTTGTCCTGGGCCATTCCGGGGATTACCTGCCGGGCGGCGAACGCATGGGCGAGTGGAAAGCGGCCAAGATACGCGAGGCGTGTTACCCGGCGCTTGAACATCTCGAAGGGGACGGGCAGCTCCCGAAGCTTTCGACCAAGGACCATCGCGTCGACTGGCGCGACCTCACCAGCGCGAAAGAGATAACGGCGGCGCTGAACTGCTATCTCGTGACGCACCCGAACGCGATCTGCGAGCGGGACAATCGCGCCTACATCGTCGATTACATCGGTCGCTATTTTGCGAAATTCGATGAGATGATGAATACCGCCAAGCGATATGGCGAATCCGAAATGTCGACCGTCAGAGATCTCTGGGACAGTCCACGCAATCGCGCGATCAGCGCGGCCTTGATGCAGGACGCCAGCAATGGCCGCCTGATCACCGCGGATTTCGGCTGGACCGTCCCGGCGCCAATAAAGCCGATGCTCGATCGCTACAAGGGCGCGACCGACAACTGCCCCAGGGGCCTAGCAGCGGGAGCTTGAAAAATTGATCCGTCAGGTTCTCACCCTCATACTGGCCTTCATCGGAGGTTTCCTCGTGGTCGGCGGGTGGATCTGGGCCCCGAAAGTAACGAGTGCGATGTCAAGTTTCGTCTCGGTCGGGCCCAGTGTTTCGTTGTTCGCCGACACCAGTCGTATCGGGCGGCCGGAAACCGCGCCGGTGGTGCGAAGCTGTATCTTCAAAGTGATGGACCTCGGTCCGGACGCCAACAAGATGGAGCCGAGCGCGGCGTACTTCGTCCTGAAGGCCGGCAGTATGCAGGCAAACGTTTCCTCTATGCTTGGCAAGTCAGACCGCTGGTCCGAAAATCAGACACTCAATCTGGCCAACACATGGGGACAATTGGCGAGCTGCATTTACGCGCTGGATGATCGCGAACTCTGCGATCCTGATAACCGCGCAGCGGCAGTAGAAGCCACCACAAAGTTCTTTGCCTACGCGAAGCAGACCAGCGCTTCCGCGGGCAAGCCGGCGATATCAGCCAGCGACGCACGCGACATCGAGAATGTCAGCGATCGCTTATTGCTCATGCTCAAGAACCACCGTCGTTACGGTACGCTTGTGGGCGGGATTTCGGCAGTTTTGCTCCGGCCGCAATAATGCAGGTCATGCGCGGCGAGCAAGCAACCCGCGACATCTGCAAGCGCTGACCCGAGACGATCAGCTCGAAATGTGTGAAGTGCGCCCTGCATCGGCTCGCAATGCATTATCGCCGATCTGACCGTCAGCGCTGACGTTGGAAACGCTGCTTCGACATTCGATAGGCTTGCCTCAGCTGGCCGACCGCCGGGAACGCGGCATGTGGTCCCCGCGGGTCGAGACCACACGCAAATGCAGACGCGGCGTTTCCGCTACTCTGCCGTGTCGATTCCGCAACTGGATCGCCGCTCCGACCTTCGGTAGGCTTGGTTTGCGAAAGCGGGGGATACGCCCGCACGTACCGGATGGAAACAGCGAGGGCAGGCCATGAAAATGCGCCCCACCGGCGTGATACCGCCGATGACGACGCCGTTCCGAAAGGACGGCGAGATCGATTTCAAGCTCGTTGCTCCCCAGGTCGACTGGCTGATCGCGGCCGGCAGCCACGGCATGGCGGCGGGCGGTTCGACCGGGGAGGGCCATACGCTCGATCACGAGGAGTATCGTGATCTGCTAGCGGCGACGGTGGAGGCCGCGAAAGGGCGCGCGCCCGTGATCGCCGGCATCATCGTCGATTCCACCCGTGATGCGATCCGGCGCGGCAAGCTGGTGCGCGACATGGATGTTGCAGCGCTGCAGGTGACGCCGGTGCATTATTTGTTCAAGCCGGACGAGCAGGCGATGGTCGACCATTTCCGCCGCATGGCCGACCAAACCGGTATGCCGATCATCATCTACAACGTCGTGCCCTGGTCCTATCTGTCGCCAGCGCTGCTGACGCGGATCATGAACGAGGTGCCGCTCGTCGTCGGCGTCAAGCAGAGCGCGGGTGATCTGAAACTGTTTGCCGACCTCATGATGATGGCGCCGGACAAATTGATCTACAGCGCAGTCGATGCGCTGATGTATCCGTCCTATACGCTCGGCGCGCATGGTTCGATCGCGGCGATCCTGAGCGCCGCGCCGCATGCTTCCGTCGAACTCTGGAATGTGGTCAAGGCAGGCAACCACACTCGCGCGCTCGAGCTGCACAAGAAACTGCTGACGCTGTGGAACGCGATCGTCTCGGACGATCTGCCGGCATGCACGCGCTATGCGCAGTCCCTGCAGGGGCTGCCGACGACATTCTCCCGCGCGCCGATGCCGGAGGCAACGCCCGCGCAGCAGGCCGCGATCCGGAGGGGGCTGGAGGGATTGGGCGCGCTCGGCGGCTCGCGCGAGGCAGCAGAGTAA